TCAGCACAGGACGACGATATCGCCATCGGCTACCCGTTCAGACAGAGCGGTCAGCTTGCCGATGCCCTCCCGTAGAAATCGGCTGAGCTGCTCGATGCACTCGCGCTGGTCCTTAGTGAGACTGAACTCAGCCTCCATGCTTTCCATGAGATCAAGGCAGCACTGGTTGAGAAACCCCACTTCCAGTAGTTCAGCCCGCAACCTTTGCCTCAGTACCTCGTCCATCCCAAGGTTCCTATCTACTACTCGACATCAGACTTTCGGAACGTGGCAAAAACGAGAACGCCATCACAACTACCTATTCAGGTAGTGGATACCGCGCTTTGATCGCCTGGACAGCTGCGACCCATGCCGCCAGGTCCGGCTCGGTGCCAGCGGCTATGGCGTCATACTCTGCCTCTAGCCGCAGAGGATCAGACTCGGTGCGATAGGCCTGGCGGCGTAGCTCCTGGACCTCGGCGAGGAGGTCGTCGGGATGGAACGCCAGGTCGCTGACCGGGACGCCAGCGAGTGCTGCGGCTTCGTCAAGCGACCCGGCCCACTCTGCGAAGAACTCGCCTTCCAGTAGAACTCGTTTCGTCATTGTCATGCGCTCTGTGAGTTGACGGTCGCGATAGGCGCGACGTGGATGCCGGGATCGACCAATCCGCCGAAGAATGCCGGACAGGCCATAGCCGCAACGGAACCCAGCGCCATATAGAGGAACGGGAAGCCGTTGTCGTACCCCTGTGCGGATCGCTTGGAGATCCTGATGTGCTTCCATCCATCGCTCGGGGTCAGCACCTGTCCCGGCACTACAGGCGCACCATTCAGCCAAATCTTGTAGTCAGTCGCCGGGGCCGTTGACGGCATGAAGTGAAGCGATCCGACCTCCGCCCGTATCCAGAGAACCGCAGTACACCAGCCGTTGGCGATGAAGAGCGCCCTCGACGAGTTCGTCATCTGGAGATAACGGGTCGTGCCGTCGGCGCCTGTAGAGCCGGTCGTTGCGTTGGGGCCAGCGGTCAGCACAGCGGTATAGAACTCCACGCCATAGCGCGCCAAGCTGCCACTGGACCGCCCCATCGCCACCAGCAAGTCCTGGACACGTTGATTCAGATTGCCAGCCGTCCCGCCGTTTGTGGTGTTGTCGTAGATGTACTTTCCGCCGTCAGCGATTGACGCGCCATTCCATGGTGTCAGGAACGAACTGGAAAAGGCCTCAGTGAAGCGCAGGATTAGCGGGTTGATACTGCCCGCATAACGCCCGCTGTCAGGCATCAGATTGAGAAACGGCATGCCGTTGAGGTCTGCCCCGGCAGCGGTCCCAAGCTTGCCCCACGCCCCGTTGTTGCGTGCGTAGTTGCTGCCGTCGCTCGGCGCGTCCGACATACCGCCCACCAGCTCGACCCAGGCGCTGCCGGAATACTCATACGTCTTGACCTGCCCGCTCGGCGTCGTCTCGTTCGCAACCTGAACACGCCAGCCCAGCCTGGGTGGCATGTACTCCCAAATAGCCGTGGTCGCACCCGTTGCCCACCAGCGCGCTAGGCGGTTCTGATTGGAGCCGGAGCCAGTGAAAATGTACGTGTCCCCCTCGGCCTGGCCGGTTGTGGGCAGTGTGGCGACGCGCCCCTTGACCACGGGCTGGCGCAGGAAGTCATCCCAGCGCCACATCCGAATCAGATCGTTGTAATGCCCTTCTCCCGGCAAGCCATTGATCAGCAGGCCGGTATTCGGTCCCATATAAAGAGTCATGGTGCTACGCCTCCAAGTTCCTCGCCGAGGCGGAAGCCAAGGCCGTGTCGTTCGATTGTGATGTCGTGCTGCTGCCAGCTCTGCAGACCGTCGCGAACGCTGAACAGCACGATGCGCAGCACCGGCAACAGCCCGTGCGCTATGTCGTCCTCGATCGGGTAGGTCCAGGTCGTGCCGGTCAGGCCGGTGTACGACTTCTTCAGGCTGGTACCGCTATAGATGCTCAGCGTGTAGGTCGTGCCAGCTTCCAGCGAAATGCTGCTAGCAGAAGAGTCCACCAGTTGGTCGGCCTGCAGCAGCCGGTTGCGGTGTGCCCAAGACACGGTCAGCACACCGTAGGTCGTAGTCGGATACGCCACACCGCACACAAGCACCCGGCCTGGCGCATAAGGCCGCGCCTGGCGCTGGTTCATTCGCAGCGAGTCGACCGGCGCGAGGCTCTCTGCGAGCGTCGCCGAGCTGGTGCGGCTCAGCAGCTTCACGTTCACTGTCTCGCCGGTCACGTACTCACGCGTGTCCTCGGTCGCCCAATCCTCGTAGAACCAGATCAGCGCGCCGGCCTCATGCGGCGCTGGCACCGTATCGACGCATCCCCGCGCGAGCACCGCGGTGCCGGCCGCAACGTTGATCGCGTCGACCCGGAAGATCTCGTCATCGATCATCGCCGCCGAGCCCACCTCGACCTGGTCGAGGTCGATACCCTGCACCAGCGTGACGCTGATGCTGGCCAGGCCCCGGCCGATACCGGCAGAGATCGCCGCGACCGGGCAGAAGTCGCCGGAGGTCCGCTCTTCGAATGGTGCAGACCCCACGCGGCTGAGCAGCGCGTAGTTCATCTGCAGGCCGGACGGCCGCATGCCCAGCGCCGCGAGGATGCCTGTCTCCGGCTGCAACTGCGCCAGATCCGCGTCGCTCAGCGCCGCCGCGAGGTCGCGGTACGGCGCCTCGATGAGCCTGCGGGTCGCAATGACCCGCGGGGTGCGGTCGGGCGGGGTCCAGTTCGGCGGCTGGACTGCGGACGTCCCGGCTGCCGGCAGTCCGAACACGTCTTCCAGCGCGGTGATGGCGATGGTGCCCTTCGTGAGTGTGCCGTAGTCGATCTTTCCGGCGCGCAGGACGATCCGCTCGATCCCGCGCTTCCGGCTGCGAACGCAGAACACGTCGCCAGGGTTCAGCGCATAAGCGCGCCGATCGAGCCGCACCTGGAGCTTGCGGATAGCCGACGTCGACACGTTGCAGTCGCGCGCCGCAACCCTGCCGGCTAGGTCGCCGGTCGGTAGGCCCGGATACTCCTTCGTCGTCGTGATCACCCCGCCGGCCGCGCGGATCGCGCCGGCATTCTTCGCACGGGCACGCCGATCTGTGTTGGTGATGGGGTCATGCCAGACGACCACGAACTGGTTCGCCGTGCCGTCGAGGGACGTGATGCTGTCTTCGTCGATCCCGAGCAGCCCGCTGTCTTCGTCGAATACGGGCAGCGTCGCGACGTCGTAGTCTTCACGGATCAGCCGCAGCGTCCAGAGTCCGGTCGAGCGGGAAAGGAACTGAGTGGCGCCAATGTGATCGAGGACGGTCTGCTCGAAGTTGTCCAGTTCGTCTGCCACGCGAAACTTGAGGCACAGACCAAAGCCCTCGGCGAACAATGTATCTGCGGCCTTGCGATACGACGCCTGGTCCAGCAGGCCGCGATCCTTGCCACGGCCCCAGTCGCGGTTGGTCTGGCACTCGAACAAGATGTGAGCGGGGTTCATCGCCTTCACCTGGTCGCCGGCCAGGCTGATCACGGCCTTCTCGGGATACCAAACTCCACCGTCCCATCCGTTCAACGCGCGCCGCCACCGGCTCATCCACGCCTTCGGATACTTGTTCATCGCGCAGAGTTGCCCGTCGAAGAAAGCAGTGGTGACGCCGCGGAACGCGGGCACCAGGCCACCTACCATCGCCGCCAAGCGAGGATTCACAGATTGGTCCGGGGCGCCGAACATGACGTCTAGCGGCCCGGCGATGCCACCCTCCGCCTTGTCCCCACCGAACAACTCACCGGCCTGGATCTGGATTGTCTGGTTGCTCTTGACCGACCCCTTCCAAGCGGTACGGTCGCCGGCCTTGATCTCGACCATCTCGTCAAGCGGACCTCTCGCAAACCCCATGAGAATACCCATGTAGTAGCGCCAGCCCATCGTTTGCGCTTTGCTACGGCCGCCCATTTCCCGCCTCCGCACGTGCGTGGTTGACAAGGCGTAGGGCCAGCTCATCGCCGGTAGCTTCCAGCACGGATGCGGGTACACCTTCGACAACGAATCGGTGCCAGTCCAGGCCGTGGGCGTTGAACCAGGCACGTGCACCGGATACGCAGTAGCCCGGTCGGCTGGTCAGCCCTGGCACACTGCGCAGATGCGCTGTTGTGATGATCAGATCCGTCACTTCTTCGACCCTTTCGATTTGACAGCCTTCGTCCGCTCGTTACCGGTACCGAGGACGATCCAGTCCTCGATCCACACATCGCCGAAGATCACGTAGTGGCCGGTGCCGTCCTCGGTCTGCGGAAGATCTTCGGAAGTCAGCGCCTCCGGTTTCGGCTTCGGCGCTTTCGCAGAAGTAGCGCTGCTGATCAGATACGACGCGACCAGAATCGCGATTTGCACCCACATGGATGACTCCTACCACCAGGGATCGCCGTCGAACGGCGACTTGCCCGGAAGAAACGGCACTGCACCGCAGTTCGGCGTGTTGTCGAACTTATCGTTGCAGGTCTGAATGAGCTGGTCACAGCCAGGGAACGCGACAGCCCGAGTACCAGGAGCCAACAGCGAGGTGCCACCCACCAGGACCAGGCGGTTGCCGGTGTGCTGCTGGATACCACGCTGCTCGATCACTCCCTGGCCGCTATCCCACTCGACGTAGCCTCCGCGGAACCAAGCATCGGGGTAGCCGCCGATCGCGTTGCCGGCCCCCGTCACGCTGTTGCCATCACGCAACTCGACGGTGAACGGCACGCGGTATTGCTCGCGGTCTGCCCGGCAGTTGTGATCGAACACCGTGTAAGGGCACTCACGTCCCCATGCGAGGCTGATCGAGGTGCGCGGTTCTGTTCCGAGCAGCCGGCACTTGATCTGCACCCGGCTGTCGGCCGGCCAGTTCACCTCGTCGATCCTGCCCATCCACACCACAAGCCCCTGCGGCTCGTTCCAGTGGATGTCCCAGACGGTCAGTGTTGGAGCCTTCGACGGCCGAGCGCCCCGGTACAGCTGCGCGACTTCCAAGTCGCTCGGGCCAGTAACAGTCATGATGTCGGCGCTGACTTGGCCGGTCATGCGCCGTCCATCGTCGCTCACAGGCCGCGACCGAAAGGTCATGTTGTTGAACTCGATGTCTCGATTCGCTGTTGTGTAGGTCCAACGGATCGGGCCGAGGCGGAAGTCGTACAAGCTGATCGCCTGGCCATCGGCGAGGGACCGCTCGCGATCACTGAAGCTCATCGCGTACTCCTCGGAACACCGTGCTGGCTGTGCTGATGCCGTCGGTGTCGGTTTCGTGTGTGATCTGCACGCTGTCGCTGTCCTGCCGGCACAGGGTCATGAACGAGATGCGTGCGACGTCGCTCGGCCGGACAACGGTGCCCAGCGCGCTGTCGATCGCCAAGCGCTCGACGTCGACGTTCAGCTCGCTGACGTCGAGGATGCGCCGGTAGAAGACCTGCCCGCCGAACAGCTCAATGCGGATATCGCGCCGGCCGGGAGCATCAGCCCTGAAGAACCGCGCCAAGCCGCACAGCTCGACATCGAGGACGGAGCTGGTCGCAGCCACTGTGTCGGCCAAAACCAGGTCGGCGGCATGGGTCGGAATCCAGATCGCTTTCTGTCGGCCGCGCAGGGCGTACAGCAGGCTGCGCAGCGCCGCATGCTCCTCGCGACCCTCGGTCTGCCAGCGGAAGCCATGCACCGGGAAGCCGATCCCCGCTTGGTCGGCGAATTGCGGCAGTCCGGTTTCGTTGTCCAGGACATCGAGCAGGCGCTGGTACGACACGGACAAGTCTTCGGACTCCTCGGGCCGCTGCCCGAGCACCGGCCAGCCCCGGTACGTTGCCGAGGGTATGACCTCCGGCCAATCGCTGCTGTCCATCACCAGGAACCGCGCTTGTGCGCTGTAGAGGGTGTCTGTCAGACGCGTCAGCGCCGGTTGCTCCGTCAGCTGTGCGGTGCGGATTGGGTACAAGCGAGAGCCGGCCGGCCAGCGACGCTGAACCGGGCGGGCCAGTTGAATCGCCGACGCGGTCAGATCCTGGATCTCCACCACCTCGTACTCGAACGCTGACTCACCGCGCAGCAGCGCAAGGCCCCCAGCACGAAAATCCCGCCAGCGGGTATCGCACTCGACCGTCTGTGCGCCGGCCGCGGTGACGCTTGCCAGCAGCTGTATGTCCGGCCACACCGGCAGCGCCCAGATTCGTCCGCCCCAGCCGGCCAAGCTGAGATCGAGGAGCACGCGCTCGCGCCCCTCTGCGTAGAACTCAGCTTCGAATGAACGCCGGGGCGACAGTCGCAGCGATCGCCGTTGCTCGACTCCCGACGTGCTGGTCAGCAGCTCGGTCAACCACTCCAGCGACTCTTGGACACCGTCAGCCCAGTCCGGTGCGAACGGCCACGCGGTGATCCGGTTTCCGGTAATGACCAGGATCAACGGCTGTTCGTCCTGCAGTTGCCAGACGATGCGCGCGTCCACTACCGGCGGTCCATCCGTCGACACGGCCACAGTCCAGATGCGCTCCTGCAGCGCCGCGAACGGCAACGGCGGCGACGGCTGGCCGGCCAGGCTGATGCCATCGGCGTCCTCGCGATCGATTTGCGACAGGGTGCGGGGCGTGAAGTGGGCGTTCCAGACCGAGACTGGACGTTCCTGCACGCTCACGACGTTCCCCAGATCCAATCGGCCAGGGATCAGCCAGATGCGGTTGTAGAAGTTCTCGACCAAGTCGGACTGGTGAACTGCCGAGTACGCCGAGTGAATGACGTCAACCGGCTGGTGTGCCGCATAGCTGCCAGCCAAGGTCGAGGCGCTGGCCGAGCCCAAGGTGATGTCCTGGTTCAAGCCCAGAGCGGAGATGTTCGGGGTGATGCCGGCAACGACCGCTTCGACCGGCCGAGGTACTTGAAATCCGGGGAAGGTCGCCATTTCTACTCGACAACCCGGAATGCATAGCCGACCAGCGCGCTGGTGTTGCCGAAATCGCTGGCTGTTCCGCGCTGCAGCAAAGGGAAGACACGCCAGGTGTCGGTTCCGATGGTGATCGAGTCCCCAGGCGCGAGGAAGTCCATCCGGCACAGACCGAAATCGGGCGCTTCGCCGATGTACCTCGAACGCTGCTGAGCGCCGAACGCATAAATTGCACACGGCACAACGTTGGTCGAGCTGTTCAGCTCGTTGGCGCTCGCGTCGATCAGCCCAACGTCGGGGTGGTACTGACTGCTGTAGTTTCCACGGCCTGGACCGACCACGCGACGAGGGATGTTCGTTGTGTAGTCGAACGGCAGCCACTCGGGGGCGGGGCCGCCGTCGAGGCTGTCCAGCCGCAGCATGCAGCTGCTGGTGCTGTATTGAATGTGGTAGCCATCGAATGGATGCGACGACCAGTTGTTTGTCAGTGCCTGACCGGGGGTATAGATGAACGAGCCACAGACATACTGACCGCCTGTATATCCGACGCTCCGTTTGTTGAGCGAGCCAATCATCACCGGCCGGAACTGGCCTGCCGCGATTTCGACGTGCAGATGCAGATAGGCCGCGCTGCCGAACAGGTGGTAACGGGTGAACGGCCCGCCGCTGAGCTGCGCAATGGTCGGCCCTTTCGACGAATAAGGGTTGTTCTGCACAGAGTTGCCCGGCTGCGCGTTCCATGCCTTGGAGTTGTCGAACCCTGTATTTCCGGTGAGCAGCCATTGATTGGTGCCGGCGTTGAATGACCAGTAGCCGTCGGCGTTGTGGCAGAGCCACTCTGATGCTGATGCACGATCGGTGACCCAGCCGAGGGTTTCAGCGTGGGCGCGGAGCTTGCCCAGCAGATCCGACGGGTTGTTCGCTGTTCCGGTGAAGTAGGCCATGTTCAGTCCGCCCTAATTGCGAAGAGCCAGGGATTGCCAGACCGCCATGCAGTCTGGAAAACAACGTGATCGACTCCGTTCTCGGTGATGACGTCTTCGGCGCCGGAGTTGAGCGTCGGGACGTACCAGGCGCCGTCGAAGTCACCCAAGTACCTCCTGCCTTCAGTTTCGCGGGTCACGAGGCTCAACGCCTTCAGGGGGAACTTCCCGAACGAATCGCGGAGCTGATTGACGACACTTTCGCCACCGCTACTGGAGTAGCGACCGCAACCGAGCGGCAGAAGGGTCCGATTGTTGTAGTCGGACTCGTTGTTGCTGTTCGATGCGACGGTGAAGCCCAGCCAGCGGCCTGCAGGGTCGCGGACATAGCAACTGCGCTCCAGCGGGCTGCTGATGCCACGATGACGGTCGCTCACGTCTGACCAGCGGGTGGCGACGTCTCCGCGATACGACCCCACGACAGCCAGGGGATACGGGAACTGCGACGGCGGGCACGGTGGCAGGATGAAGCCTGCGCCGGCAGACTCGTAGATCGTCGAGACTTTCACGACGACCCAGAAGCGTCGGCCGTTGGCGAAGAACCAGTAGGGCATCGGCTGGTTCCAGGCAAGCAGCTGTACTCGCGGGCTGTAGTTGACGAACGCCGTCCAGAAGTCACCACCCGGCGGCAGCGCGCCAGGATTGAACGCGGTACCGCCCATCAGCCGGACGTTGTAGTAGTCGAGCGCGGTGTCGCCGTAGGACTGGACGCCCATGAAGATGCTGTCGTCGCCGCCGAGGCCAGGAGCACGCAGTGTCACTTGGCGAATCGCGATCGCCGTCCCGGATGCGGGAATGGTGTTGTCGAACGTTTTCTCGTAGGCCTGGCCGGCCGCGACGAGCGTCGGGTTGGCGGTGAGGAACTGGACGAGTCGTTCGACCAGGTCGGCGTGGTTCGCGGCTGTGCCGAATTCGGTGGCCATCAGTTGATTCCCAGTAGTTGTCGTGCTCGTTGAGGATCGCGGCTTAGTGTCAGCCAGAAGTTTTCCTGCCCAGCCTTACTCCAGGCGCCATCGACGATCCGTTGCGGATCGTCATAGACGTGGAGGTTCACGCTGTTTTTCAGGGTGGTTCCGAGGTTCTTTGCGGGCTCCTGCAGGCGCGAAGCAGAAAGGCCCGGAGCAGGCATGGCCGGAGCAGGAGTCCCCATCAAGCCGCCCGTAGCGTGGCGGACCGGGTTCGCCCAGGCGCTCAGGGCAGCCATGCCATACCGGTTGAACTGCTCCAGAAACGCGAGTGCGCCGGGCTGCCGTACCACGGCGGCACGGGTCATGAACTCGTCGTTGGAGGCCAGGATCGGGATGCTGTCGCTGGTGCCGGTGCCTGGGCCTTGGATACGCCCGCCATCGGCGAAGCCACCTCCGAAATACGCACTGGCGGCACTCATGCCCAGTTGCAACCAGCCACCACCGCCAGTGCCGCCAGCAGCACCGCCACCGAGTAGGCTGCTGAACAGGTTGCCGAACAAACTGGCACCTTGACCAAACACTCCAGCCAGCGCGCTCGCCAGAGTGCCACCGCCCGACGTGGTTGCTTCGCTGATCGCGCTGCCCATTGCGGCTGCGCCTTCGGTCGACGCGGCAGCAATAGCAGCCGCTGGACCGGCTTGTCCGGCTGCAGAGGCTGCGCCGCCCAGCACCTGGCCACCGTTCGCTGCCGCTAGCGATGCGGCTGCAGCCTGAATCGCCGCGGCGCCGGTCACGAGAGTGCCTCCCGCGGTTGCCAGGGCGCCGGCCGATACCGAGACCGCCGAGGCACCTACGGCCAGGTCTTTGCTGCCAGCGTCTTTGGTCTCGCCGAGTCCGAAGCTACTGAGCAAAGATGCTCCGAGCTGCCTGGTCGCCATACGAGCGGAGTCGGCCGCGAGCGTACGGAGAAAGTCATCCAGGCTGGCCTTACCCGTTGTTACGGCGGAAACGACGCTGTTCTCCAGGCCAGACATCGCGTTGCTGAACAGGTCGTAGGTCTGGCCCGCGACGTTCCTGGCCGAGTCGAGATAGTCGGCGAACGCCGAGCGGGCACCGTTGGTCCAGTCTGCCTGCGCGACCTGCAAGGCCGCGTAGTTGCGTTGGAGCTGTTCGGTCATCGCCGCGTGGTTCGCCTGCAGCTTCTGCAGCTTGTCGTTGTACTCGTCGAGGCTCATGCCACGCGAGCCGTCGCCATACTGGCTGGCAAGATCCAATCTCTGCTGGGTGAAGCGATCATCGAGGTTGCCGCGCTGCTCGAACAGCCTGCGCTGTTGCGCCCCCATCCCAACGGCGGCCGCAGCCCGCTCCCCCTGCAGCGCGAGAGCATCTTGCTGCTGCTGCAACGCGTCGGCGTAAGCCTTCACCGCCTGGGCCTGCTTCTTGAGGCGGCCTTGCTCGTTGATCTGAAGTATCTCCAGGTCCGCGTCGGATTTCTTCTGTGCCTTCACCATGTTGTTGCGGGCGTCGGCGATCTTCTGGTCGAGGCCGATGCGCTGTGCGGCAGTGGTAGTGCTCTTGCTGCGCAGCGCCTCCAGCGACTGGATCTCCGCTTGGTAGGCTGCGGTGACCTGGTCCTTGTTTTGGCGGATCAGTTCGCTGCGGCGGGCAACATAGTCGGCGTAGGAGAGCAGCCCAGCCCGCTGCTGCGCCTGCAAGTTCTGCTCAGCGTTCCTGTAGTCGGCCTGCAACTGGTCCAGCTGGTTCTTCGCTTCGGTGACGGTGGACTGATCGAGTGGAGTACTCGGCCCCTTCGGAGTCTTCGGGTCTTTGTACTTCTCGTCGATGGCTCGCCGAGCAGCAGCGATGTTCTCCGGGCGCAGCCGCTCGTCTTTCGGGTTCGTGGCTTGAATCGCGGCGATGCTGCGATCCAACTCCCGGTTCAGCTTGTCCCGCTTCTCTTTATTGGTGCGAACGGTCTCCAGCAGCCTGTCCATGCTCTGCTGGCCGCGTATTGCCTCGTCTTCAAGGTAGCGATCCAGGCGCGCCTTCTGCGCCTTCTCGCCCTCGTCCTGGATTTCCTGGAGGGCATCGGTGAATTGCTTCCCGCGCTCGTCGTCCGACATCGAGCTGCGCTGATACGCCTTGCGCAGCTCGTTGAACCAGCCCAACGGGCCGAAGACAGCCCCGCTAGCCACAGCGCGACCAGGCTGGAAGGCCTGCCCCTTGGTCAACTGCTCCAGCCGTTCCTCGGGCGTCTCCGTCCGGCCCACGCCGAGCATCTCATCCCAGGCGCCTTTGGCAACGCCAGCGACGGTCTTCCAGGCGCGCTCCATCGTGCCCAGGTTCTCGACGATCTGGCTGGCCCGCTCATCCATCGCTTGGCCGTACGCATCCATGGCGAGCTGGGCGGCGCCCAACGTGTCCCCTTGCTGGTTCAGGGCGGTGATCTGCTCGTACACCGAGGCAGTCAGGTAGTGGTACTTCTCGTTGAGCTGTTGCGACGCCCTGACCGGGTCTTCGGCCAGCTTGGAGAACTCGGCCACCGTTTCGGAAACGGCCTTGCCAGTGGCGTCTTGCATGGCGATGGCGGTGCTGGCTACCAGCTCGATCTGATCGACCGTGAACTTGCCGGTGGCGGTGATCTCCGACAATACGGCCACGGCCTCATACTGGGTGCCGTTCGCCTTCGCGATCGCAGCGGCCATCGCGGATAGCTGGCCAGCGCTGGTTCCGGCGTAGTTGCCGGTCAGGATGATGGCCTTGTTCAACTCGGTCGCTTCCGAGCGGCCTTTCTCGTAGGCAGCGGCCAGTGCCACGCCGGCAGCAGCGGCTGCGACTCCAACGATCGCAAAGGCGCTGCCGGCCCCGCTAAGGCCGGTCATCGCGGTCCTGGCGTTGTTGGCCGATACTGCTGCGGCGTCTGCCCCGCGGGCGATCTCACCCAGTCCTTCGCTGGCCGTGCTCGCGACCCCGAAGAAGGACTTGATCTTGTCACCCAGCGCCTGGAAGGTCGCGCCCACACCGCCGAAGCTGTCATTGATCTGCCCACCTTGCTGAATGGCGACCAGCCAGATCGGCATGCCGCTGGCCAGGCTGGTGACGACATCGGTGATCTGCGCGGGCAACTGCCGCATGGCCTGGCGGTACTGGCCAGCAGAGATCCCGGCCACAGCCATGGCATCGGACGTGCCAAGCAGGCGTTCACGCTGCTCCTGGAGCTTGGCGTTGTAGGTGGTGAAGCCCTCGGGATCGATCAATCGGGAGCTTCTGGCCTGGCCCAGGCGTCGTTCCAGGTTGTCGAGCTTCTCCAGCTCACGTGTAACCGGATCGATTGCGCCCAGCAGCTTGGCCAGCTCCGCCTGCTGCTTGTCGAACTCGGCCGAGGCCTTGGCGGCGGCTTCGGCGGCTCGCTGCTCGGTTGCGATCTGCTGCTGCCTGGCACGCTCGGCGTTGTGGTAGGCGTTCATCGACGCCGATTGGGCGCGGGCGCTCTCCTGCCAACCGGCAGTTGCGGCGCGGGTTGAGGTGTTGAGCTTGTCGGAACTGCTAGCCAGGGCGTCGAACGCGGCCTGCTGCTGAAGGCTGGCCGCCACCATGGCCTTGAGCCGTGCCGCCTGTTGATCGGCACTCTCGCCGATCGCACTCAGTTGAGTGCTGGTGGCGGTGGCACTGGTACCGATCTGCTCGACCTGGCTGTTGATGTTATCCAGGGCCTGGGCGCCCTGATTCCCGTCAGCGCGGATGCGTAGTGCCAGATCAAGTTCTTTGCCCGTTGCCATGTCGAGTCACGTCAGAAAGGAGTGGCTCGCATGGTTACGCGCGCGCGCGAACGGGTCTTTGTGGCAAGCAAAAAAAACGCCCCGAACTAAGTCCGAAGCGTCTTGAGGTGTTCTTTAGCGTAGTTGCCGCCGGCAAACGCCAGGTTGGTGTCGATGAACTGGTTAGCCCGGTGGTGGGACAGTCGCCGCTGCTCGGCATCGTAGAGCAGCAGGATCTGCCGCTCGGTCATTCGACCGATGGTGCCTGGGGTTCCGTATCCTCCGGCGATGAGGCAGGCATAGATGTCTGCCCAACGGCCTTCCTGGCCTCTTCGGCGGCCCGTTCGGTTTGAATTCGGTCCACCACCGCCCCGATAAAGAAAGGGCCGTTCACCAGCCACCAGACGTACAGCAGGAAGTTTCCATCCCGGTGCGGCAGACCTTTCACCCATTCTTCGTCGACGTCGGCCGCCACTGCCATCAGGTGCGGGATGAGATCCGAGTGCTGGCCGAGCACCACCAGGATCTGCTCCAGGTCGGGAAGCACAGCCCCTTGGCTGATGGCATACAGGTCATCGAGCAACGGCTGGATCATGGGGCGTAGCCGCAGCCCTTCGACGAATCCGTACTCGCGCACGGTCAGCTTGCGGCCGGCGACCTCGATCTCGCGTTCAGGGTGCAGTATCTGCAGATCATCCGCTCCTTGCGCAGCAGCGGGGCCGGGCTTGGCCTTACGTTCTACCTTGCGCCCCATGTCAGGCGCCCTTCTGTACGATGCGACCGAAACCGCCCAGGTTGGCGTCGGCGGCGTTCAGGGTGTCGTATAGCACGCTACCCGTGAGCTGGAAGTTGCCGTACTCGTCGTTGATGAGTGCCAGGTCACCGACCGGGTCGAACTTGCAGCGGTATAGGGTCACGATCACCGGTTCCTGATTCTCGGTGTTGATGCCGTCCAGCAGGATGTAGCGTTCCGGCGGTGGTGAGGTGAACATGGTGTAACCGGTGGCGACCTCGGAGGCATACGCGGCCTTGAATGGCTGGGTCTTGCCGGTGACATTCAGCATCTCGATCAAGCCAGCCGTTGGAGATTCGATACGGTAGTCCGTACCCAAGACCAGCTCCGCAGGCGTGGTGGCACTGTCGGTGAGGACCACCGAGGAGACGAACTGACGGTCCAGCTTCACGAAGTCGCCGGCCTTCAGATCGCCCTCGAGGACTTCACCGGTCACCGTGTCGGCGGGCAGCTCGATCTGCGAGGCCCAGATCGCCGCAGCGATGTTCTTCGGCAGCCACTCGTCGTAGGTGATGTTGACGGTGGCAGTCTTTCCGCGCTGCAGGCGACCGTACTGCAGACGGTTGCCCGAGAACGACTCCGTTGTATTGGTGCTTTCGGTGGCCATCTGCAGGGTCAAGACCGGTACGTTTCCGGCCCACACAGGGCGGCTCAGCTTGCCGTTGGGCAGGCGCTCGCCGGCCCAGACCCGACCCTGGAAGGAAAACAGCGACATGATTTACTCCTTGGCGGCGGGAGCCGCATCCTGGGTTTCGACCGTGATCTTCTGGTGCTGCACCAGGAAGGCCTTGTCGAGGGTGTTGACGTAGATTTCGGCGCCGGCCGGGTATTTCGTGCCGGCGTGCGTGTGATGAGCAGTGAGTGTCACCTTCTCCTCCTTCGGCACTGAGACGGCGGGGATGTCCTGTTTCTTGGCGGGGGTGCTCATGAGGTTCTCCCGATAGCGTGTTGGGTGTGATAGAGGTCGGCCCAGATCAAAACGGACGTGTCATAGTCCACGGCTTGTCCCTGGATGAGTTGACAGTCACGGGCTCCGACCAGACCAGGCGGCACCCAGCCGATCAGGGCATCCCGCACCTGTCCGAGTACCGGACGTAGATCGTCCATCGCGTTCTTGCCCTTGTTGTCCCGGTAGTTGCGAGTTGCGACCACAACACCGAATCGCACCTGGACCATCTGCCGGGTCGCTGCGCCGGGTGCTCCGGACGAGCGCGGCATCGGCGTTTCTTCGGCGAGGATCACGTAGGCGGTCGGTGTCCGGAAGTCGCGGACCGCCTTGATGGCAGCAAAGTCCGCCGCACCGCCGACACTCTCCAAGACAGCTACCTGATCCTTCAGGCGCTCGATGATCAGGTTGTGATCGAATGGAGCGCTGGACATGTCAGAAGTCCTTCAACTGATCGAGGCTGAAAGTTCGGCCCGGAGTCACCACCTGGGGAGCCCCGCTGGTGGAGTTGGCCACCGGGTCGTCCTGCCCCAGGGAGAACTTGCCCTCGGCGGTGAGCTGCAGAAATTTCAGGGCGTCCCGGTAGTCACGAACGATCGGGTCTTTCTCCGCGCCTTCACCCAACCGGTCCTTATGCAACAGGTAGCGCGTGATCGCCCGGTGCCAGCCGACCACGATGCCAAAGCGCTGTTGCAGCGGCAGGTAACCACGCTGCTGCAGGAAACCGTCGATGAAGGACTGGGCATCGCTCACCGCACTGTCGATGACATCTACAGCAGCGTTGCCGACCTCGATCTCCTCCGGCGTCCACTGGTCCACCGGCAAGCCGCGCAGCAAGGCATCGAGTAGCTCGGTCTGGACCGCACGGTACTGCTGAGGCGTCGCGGCCTGGGACAATTCTTCCGCCCCAGGCCGTTCGGCTAGCTCGGGCAGCGTTATGTACGCGGCCACTACGGCTGCTCCCGCTCGATAGCGCCCAACGGCAGCAACTGAGCAGCCTGGGGGCTATCCAGGTAGATCGGGTCACCAAGGGTGTACGTCTCCCCGTCATGATCCAGACGCTCGCGCTGCACGATGAAGCGGTCCTTGAGGCCGGCGGCCAGATCAACCCCGATAGTCCGGCCCAGCTCGCCGCCGCGCGACTGAATCGCCAGTTCGTAGCAGGCTGCAGCCAGCGCTTCGATATCCTCCTGGACCAGATCTTCCAGATAGGCCAGCGAACCGTCGCTGAGCAGCACCTGGTAGCGCGCGTCATCGTCGGCGATCCGCAAAGGCGATTTCGCCGCTTCGGGACTGACCACTTCATCGCCGGTCGGCACGAGCACCTTCTGCGCCTGAATGGCAGCGACGAGCTGCTCGATCGCCAGCGTGGCGGCGTCCTGGATCTCCAGGTCGGTACCGATCTGGCGCAGTTCCGCTTCCGGTAGTTCGGCGAGCGGAACGATAGCGCCGTCCTGGTGTTGAACGCCGGCCAGTTGGCCGTCGATCTGGCTCTCCTCCGCCGGCGGCTGTGCACCGGTAGTGGCAGGTGCGGCAGGTGCAGCAGGTGCAGCCGCTTTGTCCTTGTCGTTACTGGATTTGCGGGCCATGAACACAGACTCCGAGGGGCGGCCAGAGCGGCCACCCAGTTGTGGGTTAAGCCGCGACGGCGTTTTCGAAGAAGAAGCCGAGGTCCGGTGCGGTGACCAGTTCCTTGACCGACTCACCGACACGGACGCGCTGGCCACCGCGCAGGCCGATGTTCGGGTCGGGGATCGAACCGGATACGCGATCACCCCACTGGGCGGTCAGGCCGAAGGTGGTGCCGTTGCGGGTGTCGGCCAGGCGATCGCGATAGATGAAGGACGCGTGCGGCCCCCACGCGCGAATCAAGTTCGGGTTCTGCCCCGGCCGAGCGATGTTCAGCCGTGCTTCGCCGACGTAGATCGCGTCCAGTTCCAGCAGCTCCTGCAGGAAGGCCATCGGCACCATGCCTTCGTCGCCGAGTGAGCCGTTGTATGCCTTCACGATCTTCGGGTGACGGCGCAGGATGGTGGCGGTGCGACGGCCCAGCACGCCGATGTTCGGGCGTAGGATGACGCTATCCAGCGCATCGGTGATCTCCGGCAGCGGGTTGCTGGCCGGGTCACTCCATTGATCGGTGCCAGACAGTGTCCTTTTGTTGCCCGCGGCGTAGCTGTTGGGGTTGAAAACAAGCTTGGAGGTCCGAGCCTCGCGATCGAGCAGGATCAGGTTGGTGGTCTGCTCGGTGGCATGGCCGAGGGGGTTGTAGTTCGTCGGTGCGTTGTCGATATCCGCCTGCGGCACCGGGGCGTCCAGGCCGTGGTCCTCGGTGCTGCCAGTTTCGTCGGTGGCGCTGAACTCCACCTCGTTCGGCTTGGACTTACGGCCGACCAGGGTTTCCGGGACGGTGAAGCCCTGGGCGAGGTCGTACTTCCAGAACTTGAACTCCTGCTTGCCGACCGGTACGCGCGGCAGAACCTCGTCTGCGATCATCCGGCCGTTGCGGTAGGCGATGGCGATCGCCGTCAGTTCGGGATCGATGGGAAATGGTGCATTGCTCATGGAACGCTCCTTCAGGCTACCGGCAGAACGGCCGGGGCGGTGTAGACGGACCCGATATCACCCGCGACGCCGCTGAGTTCAGCGAAGCCGATGATGTAAGTGGTGGCGGCCGGCGGCAGCGTCGCGGCAACCGCTCGCCCCTGGGCGTCGGCCGTCAGCGCATCACCGCGAGTGACGTTGCCGCCGTACTCGACCGGCGCCAGGCCGGAACGGATGACGTCGAAGACCGCACCGTCGGCGGCGGGAATTTCGGTGCTGATGCCGATCAGCAGCGCAGTGCTACCGGCAGCCTGGGCGGCCAGGCCGTCCGAGCTGCCATGAATCACGATGCGGCGGGCGGCGATGGCGCCGCTGGCACGTTTGGCGGCGATGAGTCCGGGAATGTTCATGGCCTACTTGGCTCCCTTGGTGATGTGGGTAACGGCCTCGGTCGTGCTGATATGGCGTCCAGCCTGCCGCTGTTCTTCCTGATAGCTCTGGGCTCGCGCTGCAATGGCGTGAGCACTGCCGAAGCTCAGGTCGCCGCCGTCGCCGGATTTCTCGGAAAAGTCCACCTGCTTGGGCAGTTCGGCCAGCAAGCTGCGCAGCACCTCGGCCGCCGGCTTGGTGACCTGGCCGTCGCCCTCGGCGAACTCCAGGGGGGTGTCGGCAGGCAGACTCACCAGCAGCTCGATCACCGGAGCCTTCTGGCGCGGCAGCAGTCGGCCGGCCTTGACCAGGCCTTCGGCGAACTCGGTGACCTCGTTGCGATGTTCCTGGGCTTTTTGCTGGGCCACCTGTGCTTCGCGGGTGGCCAGCAGTTGCTCGCGCTCGTCGAGCTGGCGTTGGCGCTCCTGGAGCGCAGCTTCGTCAGACATGGTCGTGTCCTGCTGTGATGGGTGAGAGGTCCGGTCAGCCTCTGCCGCTGACTCGGAAGCACCGTCGGATGGGGTGACGGTGCCCTGCGGCTCCTCCGCAGCGGCGGCAGAGGCTGCTGCGGAGGAGCCGCCTTCTATTGCGGGTTCGGAGAATGACGCCTGGGCACTGGCGCCGTGGGTGACTGCACGCCGCGCGTCCTCCTCGATCGAGGACAACTGCCATTGCGGGATGAGCTGGTCGGCCCGTTCGGCGCCTTCGCGCTCGACGAAGAAGTCACGCAGGCGGCGCAGGATCTCGGTCAGAGCCGTCACCGCGTAGGGCGCTTCCGCGAACTCGATGGCCAGGGCGCCGTCATCCTCGGCGAAGTTCAAGGGAGCATCGGGAATACCTTTGATGGCCGGCGGCACGGCACCGAGGAAGCCGATATGGCGCAAGTAGTGCTTGCCCGGAACCGGGTTGCCTGGTGAGTCCGGTAGGTACACCGAAGCGCTGCGCTTCTTGTACATCTTGCGGTTCGCGGCTTCTGCGAACTCGGGGACCACCTGGTGCGGCTCGGCATAGAGCATGCCCTCGCGCACCTCCAGGCCCTTGGCCCAGCCGTAGGCCGGTGCATTGAGCTTGGGGTGACCGATGACGAGAGGGGCCTCGCTGAGCGCCGGATCGTAGGTCGCGGCGATCTCCTGCAGGATGGCCTCGGTGAACTCCACCGGGCGGCCGTCGAGGGCGACGTGCCGGCCGGCGGGGAGGATAGGCAGAGTGGCGGTTGGCTTTTTCATGCCGCCCAGAGTGAGGCGGCAGAACCGGACGATCTTTGTCGCAACCGAAAATTGGGACAAAGGCCGCGTTGGGGAGGCTTTTCTACGAAACCACGCCAACGGGCACCGTGGCAACCCCAGTAGGGCGATTTATAAAGCGTCAGCAAGGCCCGTAGAGGGGCGCAGGCCGACGAAGATAGACCTACGCCCTCGTTTGGTCCGCCATGGGCCTAGAAACGCTAATTCTGCAAGGTTGAGTTTATGAGGCTCATAACTCGCTGCAGCAGTTTGGCATCGTCAGTGTCCGACGTGCCCAGCCAGGGCCTGGCCGGCATGGTGATCGTGTAGGGGCCGATGCGCACGTCCTGGGCGAAGTTGCTACGGCGTTTCGGGACGAACTGTCGACCGACCTCGCCAGTACGTTCATTCATCCTGAAGTAAACCGTGCTCTGCCTCTCCTGACGCTGGATCGTGCCGCCGAACTGATGGATAGCGCCATAAGGAAGGTTTGTACCGAACAGCAAGGTATCGCCTTCAACCTGCCCCGCCAGTTTGCGCAAGTCGCCGCTGGCGGTGAGGATCTTGTCCCTGTTTCTCCGCTTGCGAGCCAGGTAGCGAGGCGACAGTGCCGTCCAGGGCGTGCCGTCAGGAGCCTGCTGGGCACGAAAGCGCGCCTGGTGAATGTGCAGCAACGGTTCGATCAGGTCTTCGAGGATCTTGGTGGGACTGCGCAGAGTCGCAGCCGCCGCGCTCAGTGCCTGTGTCACCTGCTGGCTGTCGAACTCCAGCTCGATACGTGCGCCGCTCATAATCCACCCTCAACCAGAACCAAACGTCCATTGGCCAACTGCTGCCCGAGCTGCTCGACGTCGACCACGCTGCCGGACTGGACGGCATTGCTGCGCGAACTGCCCTGCAGGAGATAGTTGACGATCATTGAGAGCCAGCCTCCGCGTCGGCCAGAGTCGAACACGTAGACCAGAGCGTTGGATGATGCATCCAGGAGAACCGCCTGCGGCTGAGCGAGCGCCTGCGGCAGTTGCCGCAGGTCGGCCAGCGTCAGTCCAGCGAGCGCGTCGTCTACCTCTGGCTCGGCTGGCACGGCCTTGACCAGTGGCACCAATTGCTCGTCGCGCATGCTGATCAACGCGGTCTGTGGCGTGACGCCCGCCCGCTGCATGCCCGCGACCGTCTCGGGGCTCAGCGTGCCCACGTTGCGAGCGCTGCCACGCACCACCGGCTCGGCCACGACCTCATCCAGCCAGCTTGTCCAGGAGCGCTGCAGCGCCTCCTCGACACGCTGCTCGTCCAGCAGTTGCCTGTTCATGCGCGCCGCCGGTTCGGCCGGCAGCGGCGCGGTCTTCTCCAGGGTCAGCTGCACCTGGTTCTCGAAGGCGGCTCGACCGGGTGCGTAATCCCAGCCCGGATCGATGCCCTCCGGCACCTGAACCACCTCGCCGTGGTAAACGATGTTGCGCAGGCGGCCAGGCGGTGGTTCGTCCGGTCCCGACTTCCCCATCGCCTGCAGCTCATCCAGGCTGTAGGCCGTGACGTAGCACTCGCAGCCGAACCCCGACGGCGGATAGTGCGTCTTCCACCACGGGTTGTCGGCATGGATGTGCAGGCCATCCCATGCCAAGTGCAGCTCGCGCGGGTGCTCGACAGCGTCACTGTGGTGATAGCCCCAGTACGGCCGCGTTGCCTTCACTGCCTGCAACTGGGCGTAGCGGCCGGCTGCGTAGCTGGTACGCAGGTTGGTGCGGTAGATAACCTGGGCACGCCAGGCGCGACCGCCGGCCGGCTCCCAGCCGTAGTTGTCCAGGACGGCGTAGTAGTCCTTCTGGAACTCCTGCAGGGTTAAGCCATCGCGGATCGCCTGGCGCACCACGGCATAGAGATCTGCGACCAGGTCCGCACGATGGGCACCTGCGCTCACAAACGACTGATCGTGGGCGGCGCCGCGCACCGTGGCGTAGTTGACCGAGGGGTTCTTCGCCTCAAAGAAAGCGATCTGCTCGCGAAACGAGAGGCTGCCGTACGTCGCCGCGGTAGCCATCAGGCACTACCTCGCGCGGCCAGATCGTCCTGGACGTCAGTACGCCCAGCCAGGTTCGCTGCCTGCAGGCCGACCGCCATGGCGGCCGCGTATTGATCCAGGCTCAGCTCGGGAGCAAGTTGCAGCAGTTGCTCCTGCAGCTCGTCGAGGCTGGTGGCATTGTCGACCAGAGCGCGGAGTTGCTCGCTCCAGTCCTTTACCGCCGGCTGCATGACCTTGGCCAACTGGTCCGTCATCGCCGCGGCCGGATCGCTTCCCCCGGCACGTTCGGCAAACTCGGCGGCAGGTGAGGGGCCAGTTGGCTGACCTTGCTCCTGTTTCTGATCCTGCTCCTGGACCTCAATTCCATAGGTCTCCTGGACGTAACCCAAGGTGGGTTTGAAGCCGGAGAACCGCACTACCTTCTCGTCTCGACTGGCCTTGGCGTCCATGTCCTCGGGTTCTTCGACGACCCGGTAAACGCATGGCGGCTCAGCGCCGGGGAAGTTCCACTCGGTCAGCCAACGCGCGGGGCCCTGGTTGAAGCTCTCACAGATCAGGTCGGCGTCGGCTTTCACAAGGTCGAGGCGCACGTCGGCCTGCAGATCGTCGTTGCCCAGGCGGCCGGGAGTGCCCTGGCTCGACGCCACCTGGCCCAGCGTTACCTTGGCGATGGTCTCATCCATGGTGTCGTGCAGGATCTTGTAGTCGGCCGTGCCAGAGCGCGAGGCCTCCAGCAGTTCCACCAACATGTCCTCCGGCATGATGACACCGGTATCGGTCTGAATCGCCTGGGTGGCGGCCAGCAGCTTGGCCTTCTCCTCTGGCGTGGCGTTCTTCCCGAATTTGCCGACGGCCGTGGGCATACCGAACTTGTCCAGGAACGTGAGCCAGAACTTCAGTCCGTTGCGCTTGAAATACACCGGCCAGTACAGCCAATGGGCCAGTCCGAGGCCATAGGGCTCGTCGTCGTTGTCGGCGCCGGTCGAGAAGTGCCAAAAGTACGGCGAAGGGCACGGCTCACCCTCGAACATGTTGTTCGGCGTCAGCAAGCGCAGGCCACCCTGCAGGTCGTAACGGAAGCGGCGGCGGTTGCGCACCTTGACCGCCTGCAGGGTGATGTAGCGGTCGTCGCGGCCGTAGATCAGTTCGGACACGGCGTGGCCGTAGTACACCCCATAGAGCATGCCGTTGGTGATCCGGTCCCAGCCAACGTTCTGCAGTTGCTGCTTCAGGTGCTCAGCTGCGGCCTTGTCGATCCGGCGGTCGCCGCCGGCATCGACCTGCCATTCCTTGCTGACGACGGCCAGCTGCCGCTGGCCCCAGGTCGCCTTGACCTGGGCGTCGCGCAGTACTTCCTCGTAGATGCGCAGGTCGTTGCCGCCCCGGCGCTGCAGGATGTAGTCGCTCGGTTGCTGCAGGCCGGAGAGGAATGGACGGGTAATATCGCGGCCGTCGCCCGTGGTGGCGATCTCCTGGCCGAGCTTGGGCGGGTGCATCAGTAGCCTCCGAGGTCGGTGCGGCCGGCGACGGTGCCCCAGCCGCGGTTGGTGGTGTTACGGGTACCGGCAAGGTCTTGTTGTGCGGAGGCCCGGCGCCCAGCCGACTGGCACTCGATAGGCTGCTTGCGGCCAGCCATGTAGCTTGCTCGCACGGCCATGACCAGGCTCACGGCGCTGTCGCCATGACGCTTTGCCTTACCGCCCGCCGATTCCAGATCAGCCTTGCGGCCTTTATCGATCACTGGAATGCCGTTCTCGACCTTGATCGAGAGAAGATCGTCCAGCGTGCTTTGGTGCCTGGACAGCTCGATGTTGAAGGCCTCGAACTCCCCTTTGAGCTTGGGCATCCACTCGGCGTACCAGGCAAGGTTGAGGCTGACCTGCTCGACCACCGCTGGGCCATACCGCAGCGCCGCCTGTTCAGCGAGGTATCCGCCGTTGCCGGTGGCATCGAAGGCCATGCCCACGACACGCGGCAGGCGATCGCAGATGAAGAACATGATGTCGCGCTGCGCTTCGTAGGTCAGGTTGCGCAGCTCGACCCGGAACGCCTCCCGCTTGCGTAGGGTCGGCGAGATCTGCAGCGGGGTGAACACGGTCAGGTCGCCACGGCGCGCGAAGTCTTCGCCGAAGCTGTGGGTGTTCTCCGGGGCCAGCCTGGCCAGCTCTGGCAGAAGGTTTTCTTCGCACCAGGTACGGATCTCGTCTTCCCGCATCTGTGGCGTCCAGCCTTCGAAACCTTCCGGCGCCTCGTACCGGTAGATACGGATCGAATGGTCCTGGACCATCGCCTGCTCGATGAGCACGCGAGAGAGGTAGGCGCCGCCGGACTTTTTCGGGATGCAGCCGTATTCCTCGTCGGCGGACTCGGTATTGGGGGCGTTCTTGTACAGCCCATCGCGCCACGCCTTCTCGGCCTCGGGCGACCACTCCTGGCCGGTGACGAAGCAGATTCGCTTGTACAGTCCTTCGGCGATCGCATCATCCAGGGTGATGCGGTGAACGCTGTAATCCTTGCGGCCCTCGCGGGCATCCTGGATGTACTGGTTGAACGGGTTGTCGACGCCGTTGTGGGTGCTGATCAGGCGGACCTTGTTACCCCACATCGTCAGCGCCAGGGCGGCCTTCAGCAGCTCCTCCAGGGACTCGTGGAACGCCGCCTCGTCGATCACCACATCGCCCTGCAGGCCGCGCAGGTTGCTCGGCCGGCTGCTCAGGGCCTGGATCTTCCGCCCTGACTTCGGGAAGCGGATCATGTAGGTCAGGATCTCTTCCTTCTTCCCTTCGTCCCAGAAGGTCTGCTCGTAGACGTCAGCCTCGGCCAGCTCGTTGAAGGCGCGGGCGAACAACGCGCAGGCGGCGATGTACTCCAGCGCCATCTCCTGCTTGCTGCCGACGTAGAAGGTGTTGCAGCCACCTCGGCGCCGCGGCTTGGCGGCATTGATCACGTTGCGCCCGGCTTCGGCCCAGGTCAGGCCGGTGCGGCGAGACTTCTCCGCGATCATGATCGGACTCTCGTCCTCGAACCAGCGCTGCTGGTAGCCCAGGAAGACGGCGTCGTTGGATGGAATCGCCTCGGAGATCTCCTGCGGCACATCGACGCCATGCAACGCCATCTCCTCGGCCAGGTCGATCTTGCGCGGCGCGCTGGTGGCCTTGAGCTTGGAGCCCAGGTTATCGGACGTTGCGTGCATGGCCATGTCAGGCTTTCCCCAGCAGGATGTCCCGGATACGTTGTTCGAGCTGCTCGCTCATGCCGTCGCTGCCACGCATCTCTTCCAAGCGCTGCTCCTGTTCTTGGAGCTGTTTCTCGCGGCCCCGCTGCTCAGCCTCTGCCTGGAACTTCTTCAGCGTGACGCTGGAGCGCGTCAGCGTCGCGATGTTCTTTGCCGCTGACGCCAGCAGTCCGACACGATCGGCCGGGTCCATCTCTTCATCACCAGCCTCCTGCAGGGAGATGATCGACTCGAACAGCTCGGACTGGATCATCGCCGTCAGCGCCTCGCTGCGTGCGTCCAGGTCGTCGCCGGCCTGGGCACGGATCAGCTTGGCCGCCTCGGTGCTGGCACGAATTGCCGCCAGCCGTCGCTCCAGCTTCTGGCCGTAGCGATGCACGGCCGCACGGCTGGGCAGCTCGCCGGCCTCGGCTTGGCTCGGGAACTGCGCCTGCAGGTCCGCGATCAGCTCGTCCAGCGTCATCCGGCCATCGGCCAGGCGCCCCTCGATGTAGGCCCGGACTTGATCCGGTAGCCGGGAGATCGATGATTTCCGCCCCATGGTCGTCACCAGTACTTCTTGGGGCGGGCGATGCCGGGTTCGCAGTCGATGGTGTACTCGGCGACGTCGGTGCCGTACCGGGTCAAATCGGCGAACCACTTGCCAGACGGTTCCTTGACCAGGGTCACCAGGTCACGGTCGGCCAAGTAGTCCAGCTCGCGACGGATCTCCAGCGGTGTGGCGTCGGGGTACTCGCTCTGTGCGACCGAGAGGACCGGCCCCTCGTAGGCGCCCACCGGCCGAGCATTGTTCAGGGTCAGCAGAATCAGCCAGCGCAGGGCTTCGCGCCGGGTCTTGGCCAGGTCAATTTGCATTTTTTGCTCCCATCAGACTGCGCAGCTGCGCGTTTTCCAGCTTCACGGCCAAACCGTCGAGCTTCGCCTCGATCACACTCTGGCCGCGGATATAGTCCTCGCGGCGGACGTACTGGATCGGCAGATCCGCCTTCAGGCTCATCAGTTCTCGTTCAACGCGCTGCCACTGGTTGGTTTCTTCCCGCGCGGCCTGCTCGATGGCGTCCAGCCGGTAGGAGAGCTGTTCATGGTTCGCCAGGCGTGCCTGGTCTTGGCTTGCGAATCGCGAATCCAGGCTTTTCTGGATCTGGTTGAGCAGCAGCTTGCCGCCGCCCGCGCAGGCACCGAGGAAGGTCAGCAGCAGAGTGATCAACTGCCACAGTTCCAGCTCGACCTTCATTCCCTATTCCCCTTGTTCCAGTAGTGCGTTGAGCTGAGCGAGATTGCGAAGAGACCAGGCCCCGTAGTCTTGGGCAAAGGCCAGGATGTCCGCCGGAGTGACGCCGCTTTCCAGTAGCTCGGCGTCAGAACCGGCGGCGGGCCAGGTCGCTGCTTGAGTGCCGGGGGAAGCGGTGCGCGCTCCTGTGGCGGGCAAACCCGCACCGAGGGCGGTGTTGAAGTCGCGCACCCAGCCGCGAGTGAAGACACAGCGAGGGATAGCAATAGGCGCAGCACCAGGTGCCGCTCGGTAGGCGGTCGATACATGTGCGATTCGCTCCTGGAGTTGATGTCGGGTGTCGGTCAGTTGCTGCTGTACCTGCAGCAGTTGCTCCTCGGCCTGGTTGGCGCGCGCGACCTGCTGCTTGTACTGGACCAGGCTGTCCTGAAGGGACTGGGCGCGTTCGTTGGTGTGCTGCAGCTGCAGGTTGAGCAGCGCAGCGTCACCCTCGGCGCGTCCGGTGGCGTACCCACGGTCGTAGCTTGCGGAGCCGTGGATCACTACGGCTGCGCTGTACAGCACCGCGATCAGCGCGATCCAGAACCAGTTGGAGCGCAGGAGACTAAGGATGCCCATGGCGCCCCCTTTGCCGACGGTACTTGCGCGCCTTGCGTTTTGCCCGAGCCACACCGGACTTACCATGCCGCTCGCGCGGCACTGGCGAGCAATACAGCTCAGGTGCCGGTAGGAAGTCGCGACTGCCTGCGAATAGCCGCCGAATGACCGCTAGGTCTAGGTAGGTAACGTTCAGAGCCAAGGTGATGCTGGAGGACAGTCTCACAGGGTGTACCTCTCTCCGCACACGCCGTCGCCCCACTGCAGGTAGATCCGCTCGTAGCGCAGCAGGATGAGGCGCGGGTAGTTGCGGTTCTCGCGGAAGTTGGCGGCCGAGCGCCCGGCGTTGAAGCGCTCGACGGAATCGAACCAGGCCAGCTGGTCGGCGCCGGATGCCGAGGCCAGCCTACGGTCGCGATTTACCCACCCCTGGCCGCCGTTGTAAGCGGACAGTACGAATGCCCAGCGATCACACTCGCTGGAGGCCTGGTTTCGGTCGTAGAGCCAACGGTCGTAGGTGACCAGCGCGCGCAGTGCCCAGCCAGGATTGAACGGCTGATTGGTGCCGAGGACGGCCGGATACAGGCCGGCGATCCACTCAGCGGTTCCGGGCATGAACTGCGCCAGACCCTGGGCACCAACCGGCGAGCGGGCATCAGCACGCCAACGGCTTTCCTGGTGAACCTGTGCGGCAAAGGTGGCGATCGGCGCCGACAGGCCCCATTCGGCATGGGCGCTGCGCACCAGGGTGCGTCGGTATTGCTCGGCGGCAGTGGGGATGCGATCCGTCGCGAAGGCCGGCTGGCAGGCGCTCAGCAGGCCCAGCAGGCCGAGGGTGAGCAGGCGCTTCATCCGAAGAAGCCTCCCCACCACACCAGGGCCGTCATCGCGATCACGTCGAACACGCGCTGCTTGAAGCTGATCACGTTGGTGAGGCCATCGCACGCATAGGACGTAACCAGGACTACAGCGGCCAGCACGATCCAGATGATTTGCGGGGCGCCCATGGTCAGAGCCCCAGCGTCAGGCCGAGGATGCAGGCCAGTACGATCAGCCCACGGCGCAGCCAGGCGCCCACGACCATCAGGTTGGCTGAGCACTCATGCGGGCGAGCCACGTAGGGGAACAGGCTGCGGTCGATCCAGTAGCCGGCCACTGCGCCCAGCGTCACCAGGACCAGCTTATAGGCGACGACCTGGAGCTGCTCCGGGCGAATCGCGGCGAGGATGATCAGCAGGACGAGGGTGACCAGCGTCCAGCTGGTCATACGCGGCGCGCGGCGGCGCCGGGGTTGCGGCGATGACATGACGATGCTCCCGATGGGGTGGCCATCCCTGGCCAACTGATGGGCATCCTGCTCCTGCAGGACGCCGGGACATCATCGTCACGCGCGCGCGAAGGCTCTTTTTGGGTACCGAACAATCAATCGATAGGGCGGCGGATCAGCATGGAATCTCCATCACCGAGGAGACCACTACCATGTCCAGGCATGAAGACCTGCTGTTGCAACTCATCCAGCGTGACCCCGACAAGATCAGGAGCATCCTGGGGCTGCTGATGGACTCGCTACCGGATGACTCCGCTCCCGAGTCCAACGAAGGAGCGAATGACGAAATCAAACAGCAAGTGCTTGCGCAAAAGCACGGCTGTTCGTCTCATCACCTGGAACGGTGGCTACAGGCCTTCGAGCGTCGAATAAAGGAACAGACTGCTCGGCTACTGGAACCTCTTATTGATCCTGCGGACTTTTGGGATCTGGTATCGAAACCACGTTGTCCGGAACGTCCCCCTGCGCAGGCGCTGGAGGCCGAAGAGCCGGCCAAACCGGGGCCCCTGAAACACATCGCGTTTTCAGGGCCACAGCGTGTCTTGCTGGACCAGTTGGCGCAGTACTGGCTCAGGATCGCCGCAGTGTCGAAGCGCGAGGCTGAGGCGAACCCCAACCCGGACCGGAAGCGCGGGCTGGAGCTGAGGTACATGGCGCACTACAACTGCGCCGCAGAATTACAGAATCTGCTCAAGACCGGGGAGCTTCCGGGCCATCTCGGTTTTCAGGTACTCGCGCAAAAGCCCGAATGACCAAGAGGCCGAGGGCTTCAGAATGACGTCCTTGGCCTTCTTCCACAGCGTGTCCTCACGAATGGTCGCGGCAAAATCGAAACCTTCCCAGGTCAGACGCCAGAGCTGTGCGCTTGCCGGATATCCTCTGTTCTTCGACCCCAGCGCACCTTCGGCTAAGCCCGCTTCAAGTAGCAGTTGCGCGTGGAAGCAAAAAACATCTTTGTCCATGCCATCCACTCCTGTGAGCAGGAGTATTCCGTCTTCATCCAGCGCTAGCAGTATCTGCCGTATCACATCCATATCACGCTTCATTCCACTCTCCTGCAACTATCCGCCAGCCGCGATGTAGTCCTCTGGTCTGCGGCGATGCTTAACGCGGCATGTCCTGCTTGGCGCGGTCCAGAACCTCTCGAATTCCATCGAGATCGCTTGAACTGATCTCGCCTTCCACGCCACAAACTTTGAATTCAACTTTTTTAGCTGCCGCCAAGATTGGGAGCATGGCTTCAGGTTTGGTCAGCTCAAAGTATTCCAGCTCGCCGGAACGTGAGTACGTCGTCTGAATTTCGGGAGCACGGCGGCCATCGATCAGCCATTGAGTGTGATTGCAAGTAGCAAACCCCGGCTGGCCATAAGTGAACAGGTAGCCGTAGTACTGCCGTGCTTCCACCTTTTCAGGAACCAAAACCGTCGTTTTGAAGGCGAACGTGTTCGCACGAGCAGGCATAGTCAGCCACTCAATCGAGCGCAAGCCATTAAATCTATCAACCTCGTCCTTCAATGCCGAAGCCTGAGCCGAACCAGCCCCTACAAGAAGCACAGCAAGCCCGAGCACTAATTTGATATCCATTCGTCTCCCCTTATTCATCATCCTGCTTTCTTACCAGTGCGACGCGCGAACGCATCGCTCGTCGCCTTGAGTGCGGCCTGAGCGTCGGGCGGGCTGTGTCGGTAGTTGTCCAGCAGAATACGCTCGTCAGGTGCTAGCTCAGCGGGACCAGGCTGCGCTCCTCCTCCGGTCAGAATCCAGCCAGGATCAGCCCCGAAACAGCTATGCAACGTTAGAAGTGATGCTCCGTCAGGCAGCGCCTCATTGCTTTCCCAGCGCGCAACAGTTTTGCGATTCACCCCAAGGCGCTCCGCAAACTCCCCCACGCCTAGTCCACCGCGTATTTGTCGGATCCGATCCCCGATGCTCTGAGGCATAAAAGTCCCTTGACTATGGGACTTTGATGTCCCAATATCAATTCACACCAAAGCACTGCACATGCATTGGTTTATTAGCAATCTTTCAGCAGATAGGAACCCCGTCATGAACGTCCCGTATCCGCTCCCCACTCGCACGCCGTACACCGGCGAGCGCGTTAAGGAACTCTTCCGCGCCGCCGGTATAACGATCTCGGCCTGGGCCGAGGCCAACGGCTATCCCCGTCACCAGGTGTACATGGTCATCAACGGCCAGTTCAAAGGCCGCCGCGGCACCTCCCATGAAATCGCCCTGAAGCTCGGCATGAAGCTCTCCGTCGAGCAACTCGCCGCCTGAGAGGAGTACAGCCATGCCTCGCTTTCAGCCGCCGGTCGAGCACATCGACCTGACTCCCGCTCCGATGGACACCTGGCGCGCCGCGCTCGATGCTCTGATCGCCTGCGCCCCTGGTGATACTTCGGACATCGCCTGGCACCTGGCCGATGCTCACCAGAGCAGCCTCCTGTTGGTGGACCGGACCGTAGCATCGCCAGGCGCCGAGCGCCTGATCGATCGCCTGATGCTCATCAGCGCAGGTCGGCTGCTCAACCATCGCATGGGCCGCGAAGAGGCCCACCAGATCAGCTTCCGCCTGCTTGAGCACGCTCGGCAACATACCGCAGCACACCAGCCAGATCCCGATGCGGCATCTGCCATGTCTCGCCCGACTGCGCGTCAGCCAGCGTCTCCAGGTCACAGGCAAGACCTTGCAGGTCAAGGCCGTGATCAATTGCCAGACGACGTGCCAGGGCAACAAACGCCGAGCGCATCGACGCATCAAGAACCAGGTGATCGGGGGTAGTCATGTCTGTCTCTCCGACGAGGGTGAATGTACCCCATCAGGCTGGCGTTGTCGCAATGGCTTTGCCAATGGTGAAAACAGCTATTTGTTTGGACGACGACTACTGGGGCTTCTGGAGCACCATCCAATGAAGCGCCGGAATTGGAAACACTGGGTGCCGCGCTCGCCAGCCGACGCACTGGACGGCTGTGCGCAGCTGGCCATGCAGCGCTACAACCGCGGGATTGAGCGGCTTGCCACAGATCATCTGTGCCAGAACAACGCCAGCACCCTCTACAAATGGATGGGCAATGGCCGCCTGCCGTTGACCATGGTGCTGTCATTGGAGAAAGCCTGCGGCCTGCCGCTGATCACCCGCTACCTGGCCGCTGCCCACGGAAAGCTCCTGGTCGACATCCCGGTTGGCAAGGCCTGCAACGCCAGCGACCTACAGCAACTGCAGGGTGTGCTGCACAACGCCACCGGCGCGCTGATGGCCTTCTACGACGGCAAGCAAACAGCCGAACAGACCCTGGACGCCATCCACGCTGGCCTCGAATCCCTCGCCTGGCACCACGGCAACGTCGCCCAGGCAGAAACCCCTCAACTGGACTTTGGAGTGGCTGACGATGAGTGAGTCCATCAACCTGCAGGCGCTGCTGCGGCGCCTGGACGAGCAAGCCTATGAGCAGCTCTGCGTCGAAGCTGCGCGCCTTGCCGAAGAGAACGAGCACCTGCGCACCGAACTGACCCGCATGGAGGAATGTGCCGAAGGTTGGTGCAACGAGGCCCAGCATCTCCACCAACAACTGGCGGAGGCCACCGGTGGTCAGGCCGCTATCACCCGGTCCGGCACCTTGGTCGTCATCCCGATGGAGCGCTGCGCATGAGCACCGAAAAATACCGCTCCGAGCAGGTCCAGCGTGCCCTGCGGGTCATGTTGGCCCTGGGCGCCAACGATTTCCGGGGGCTGCTGCTGAAGGAGGTAGCCATCGCCGCCGAGTGCGATGCGAGTACCGCGCTGCGCGCCCTGGAGAACCTACGCATCGCCGGGCTGGCCGACCGCAGCCCACATGACGACAAGCGCTGGCTGCTTGGGCCCCGCCTAGTCCAGTTGGCCTTTGGCTTCGACGAAGCCCTGCGCCGCGGCCAGGACGAACTCAACGAGCGTCGCCAACGCTACACCCGTCTCCCGAACTAAGGATATCCCATGGCCCGTAAAGCATCCCCCGTGAAAGTGGAACCCATACCTGAAGTCAACCAGCAGGCGTACCAGGCCGAGGCAGGCGCGCTGACCATGCTGGGCGACATTGCCCAGGGCATGCATGAGGAGCGCGACCTGGTCAACCAACTGCTCGGCCAAGCGCAGATGGCCGGGGCGTTCGAGGAATTTTCCCGAACGGTTCGGACTTCCAAGCTCGCTTACGTCAAGGAAAACAAGCTCTACCGTGCCATTGCCGGGAAGAAAAGTCCGAACGGTTCGGAGTTTTCTGGCACTTGGGACGAGTTCTGCTCGTTGCTCGGCATCTCTGTCGACAAGGCAAACATGGATATCGCCAACCTCCGCACTTTCGGCGAAGAAGCCCTGGAATCCATGTCCCGCATGGGCATCGGCTACCGCGAGCTGCGCCAGTGGCGAAAGCTGCCCGATGACGCCCGTAGCGCCCTGATCGAAGCGGCCAAGCAGGGCAACAAGGACGCCGTCGAGTACCTGGCCGAGGAACTGATCGCCACCCACACCAAGGAAAAGGCTGCCCTGGAGAAGCAGGTAGAGGATCTACGGGCGGACAACGAAGCCCTGGGCGAGCGCATGGCGCGCAAGTCCCGCGAGCTGGACGAAACCGTCCACGAACTGGAGAAGACCAAGCGGCGCATCCAAACCATGAAGGCGGACGAGGCCGAGAAAGAGCTTCGCCAGGAAGCAACGGCGATCGCCTTCGAGGCCGAGGCCGACATCAGCGGCAAGCTGCGCGAAGCCTTCTCCATCATGGTCAGCCATGCCGAGAAGACCGGTACCGACCACCGCACCTTCCAGGCCGGTCTGGTGCGCCACCTCGAAAAACTGCTCCTGCAGATTCGCGAAGAGTTCCAGTTGCCCGACGGCGAAGCCCCCGATGACATCAGCGAATTCGGCTGGATCGAGCAAATGGGCAAGTCCCAGCCTGCAGGCGCGGCTGAGGACTGAGCCATGAGCGCCGTCATTACTCAAGCCCTGGTCGATCTGGAGCGCGCCCTTCGCGCCGCCCCACGCGGGCAGCGCGTAGAGATTGCCCAGTCGACGGCCCAGCGGCTCGACATGTCACTCGCCACGCTTTACCGCAAGCTGAGGGAGGTCACCGCAGACAGCAAGCCCCGCAAACGCCGGAGTGACGCCGGCACCAGTGCCCTGAGCCGGGAAGATGCCCTGACCATCAGTAGCGCGCTGATGGAGAGTGCGCGCCGCAACGAAAAGCGCCTGTATAGCCTGGAGGATGCGGTGGAAGCGCTACGGGCCAGCAAGATGATCCGGGCGGACGTCGTTGACGAGGACACGGGCGAGATTCGGCCGCTGTCCATCAGTGCGATATCCAGGGCTCTCTACAGCTTCGGGGTTCATCCCCAGCAATTGCTGCAGCCTGCTCCGGTAACGGAGCTGGGCAGCTGCCACCCCAACCACGTTTGGCAGATCGATGCCTCGCTGTGTGTTCTTTATTACCTTAAGCCCGGCGCCGACGAGCACGGTAACGGCCTGCGCGTCATGGAGCATGACCAGTTCTACAAGAACAAGCCGAAGAACGTGGCCCGCATCGCCTCCAACCGGGTCTGGTCGTACGAGATCACCGAGCACGCCAGTGGCTGGATCTACCTGAAGTACGTCATGGGGGCCGAGAGCGGCGAGAACCTGTGTGATGTGCTGATCGACGCCATGCAGGAGCGCGGTGGCAACGACGTTCTGCACGGCGTGCCGAAGATTCTGATGATGGACCCAGGTTCTGCCAACACCTCGGCCATGGCCAGGAACCTTTGCCGTGCGCTGCGCATCCGCGTCATCGTTCACAAGCCCGGTGCCGCGCGGGTGACTGGCCAGGTGGAGAACGCCCGGAACCTCATCGAGCGCAAGTTCGAGGCGGGACTGCGCTTCCAGCCTGTCGCCGATCTGGACGAACTGAACGCTGCCGCCAAGACCTGGCGCACGTGGTTCAACGCCGCGAAGAAGCACTCCCGCCATGGGATGACCCGCTCGGAGGCCTGGATGCGCATCCGTGAGCACCAGTTGGTGAAAGCGCCCAGCGTCGAAGTATGCCGCCAGTTGGCAATCGCCGAGCCGGAGAGCCGCAAGGTCACTAACAAGCTGCGCGTCAGCTTCCAGGGAACCGAATACGATGTCTCGGTCGTACCTGGCGTGATGATCGGCGAGAAGCTGATGATCACCCGCAACCCCTGGCAGAGCGATGCCGCCCAGGCGATCACTTTCGACCAGGACGGCCATGAAGTCTTCCACGTCATTCCGAGGATCGAGAAGGACAAGTTCGGCTTCTACGTGCGCGCCCCCATGATCGGCGAGGAGTTCCGGCCGCATGCGGAGACGCCTGCACAGAAGGCTCGCAAGGAAGCGGCCCGCCTGGCCATGGGCGTCGATAGCGATGCCGAAGAGCAGGCTGCACGCAAGGCCAAGGCCATTCCGTTCGGCGGGAGACTCAAGCCCTACCAGCATATCGAAGACGCCCAGTTGCCGACCTTCATGCCACGCAAGGGCAGCGAGCTGCAGCTCGACGTGACGTTGCCCACCGTCGAGAGCAAGCCACTGAGTCACCCGGCAGCCGCCAAGATCCTCCGGGCGCGGCTGGATGGCGTCTGGAGTCCCGAGTCGATGCTCTGGCTCAAGTCCAACCACCCCGACGGGGTACTGGAGGATCAGCTCGACAGCATCGTCGAGCAGTTGCAGGCGGCGCCCAGCCGGCCCGCGCTGCGCGTTGTGGGAGGTAACTCGTAATGCTGAAGCTCAAGGAAGTCCTGGCCAGCCTCGGCAAGCCGCAGACCGATCTGGCCCGTGCGGTCGATCTTAGTCCGGCGGCGATCGCTCAACTGATCAACCACAACCAGTGGCCGAAATCGCTGGACCAGCAGCAACTGGCCTGGCGGATCACCGAATACCTGATGGCTCAAGGCGCGCAGTTCGACACCGTGCGCCAGGCCTTCGACGAAGTGGGGCCCCGGCGCGCCAACGCCGGGGCCCCTGCAACCCCCGAAGACGCTCAAGAAAACGAGGAGTGCGAACCCATGCTAATGCGCAAACAGGTATTGCTGCCAGCCACGAAGAAGGCTTTCGACATCCGCCGCGATCCCTTCGACGAGCTGCAGAGTGCTGAAGACATCTTCATCAACGCTGATATCCGCTATGTCCGCGAGGCGATGCACCAGGTCGCTATGCACGATGGCTTTCTGGCGGTGATCGGCGAGTCAGGGGCGGGCAAGTCCACCTTGCGCCGAGATCTGGAGCATCGACTGGAAGGCAGCCCGGTGACGGTCATTCAACCATACGTGCTGGGGATGGAAGACAACGACACCAAGGGCAAGCCCCTCAAGAGCGAGCATATCGCCGAGGCCATCCTGGCGGAAATCGCGCCAGACCAAACGCCGCGGAACAGCTCACAGGCCCGCTGGGCGCAACTGCACAAGGCTCTGAAAGCAAGCCACACCGCAGGCTCGCGTCACCTGCTGATCATTGAGGAGGCACACAGCCTGTCGACCCCGACGATCAAGCATCTCAAGCGGTACCGTGAACTCGAACTGGGCTACACGAAGCTGGTGTCGATCATCCTGATCGGTCAGCCCGAACTGCTCATAAAGTTGTCGCCGCGCAACGGCGAAGTCCGCGAGGTGGCCCAGCGCATCGAGATCGTCGAGTTGCCGCCGCTCACGGTCGGCGGGCTGGAACAGCACCTGGCGTTTCGTTTCGAGCGGGTTGGCAAGGCACTGAGCGATGTGATCGATGCATCCGGCCTGCAGGCCGTCATCGAGAGGCTGGGGGGCGTCAAGGAAAACAAGCCCAGCCTGCTCTATCCGCTGGCCATCGGCAACCTGGTGAAGGCCGCTATGAACTATGCCGCGCTCGTCGGCGAGCCGCGCGTTACTGCTGACGTGGTTCGGGAGGCCTGACATGAACGTCGTACCGATCACTGGCCGCCTCCCTGAAGAGCATCCGAAAGCTACCCATCTGCCGCTCTGCACCGTGCTGACGCCGGAGCTGGCCCGTTGCCTGGAAGCCGTCAACAGCGCCACCCGCGCCTTGCGCCAGGCCGGCATTCCGATTGAGCAGACGTCGTTACTCGATCGCCGCCTGTTCATCCGCGAAGAGGATTCGCTGCGGCTGCACCGCCGCTTCCGCAACGCCATCCGCGGCATTCGCCAGACCACTCGCGGGATGGTCACCGTCCATGTCGTCAGCCTGCTCGGTGTTGACGTGGCCTGGACGACCCCGGTGAAGGAGCAAGACCAATGACCGTCATCACCCATGCCTACACCCCGCTGATGGACGTTGATTCCATGAGCGAAGAGGACTGCCGCCTGGCCCTGAAGGATGTTCTGCAGGATGGCTTCGCGAAGGACCAGCAACTGGTTGAGCTGAAGACCATCAACCACACACTGAACCAGCAGCTCAATCACGCGAACAACATCCTGATCAAGCTGGCGGAGTTGAAGTTGGCCTATCAACACGAGGCGTATGAAGCCGAGCTGGAGCAGTTGGCCGCTTACTACCTGCACCTCAAGGCCGAGCAGCAGACTGCTGGGAGGGTGCACTGATGAACAACGGCACAAAGCGGAACCAGTGCGATGGCTGCCAGGCCGGCGTGCCGCTGGAGAACGGCAAGCACCGAATGGGACGTCCTGGTGGCTACCCCGACCTCATGAGCTGCACAGCCCATCTCTATGGGGCGCCGCAAGTACAGCCTGTGGCATGGGCCATTTTCGACGGCGCCTGGATCTCGGACCACACGGCTGATCCAAACCGAGCGGAGCAATGGGCTGAGGATGGCAAGAACGTGATCGCTCTTTTCGCAATGCCGGTCCAGCAGCCGGTATCTGCTTTCGCTCGGGATGTGCTGGCAGAACGGCAGCGACAGATCCTCCAGGAAGGCTTCAGCCCCAGCCATGATGCCGAGCACCGGGGCGGTGAACTGGCGCTGGCTGCTACCTGCTACGCCGACGAAGCCGTTACGCAGATCTGCCAGCCAGAGCGAGAGCCGTGCCTGACGCAACTGGTGCCGGGCTGGTGGCCGTTCGAGCCATCCTGGTGGAAACCCAGCCTGGACGCTCGAAAGAACCTAGTGAAGGCCACGGCGCTGCTCCTCGCACAGGGTGACGCGATCGACCTGCAGATTGATATCGAGCTGGAGGGTCGTCCCCATGGCTGATGTTCTGGAAATCGACTGCCCCGCGTGCAGCACGCCGTACCCCGAAATCACCGCAGGCTCTGCAGCTCATGACCCGAGCCTGATCGAGCTGGTGATCACCTGCAGCAACTGCGGACACATCCTGAATGCGTTCGTCTCCCTGGCTGAGATGAGCGTTGTACCGAATCCCGAAGAGGAACCCTCCCATGGCTGAACAAACAGTGCATGTTCCCGCCGGGTACCGCATGGACGCCAAGGGGCGCCTGGTACCTGAAAAAATGATCAAGCCCATCGACCTGGAGCGCGACCACCTCGTGCAGGAGATCGTCGCGAAGGGGAAAGCCCTGAGCAAGGCGTTGCTTGACTTCAAACTGGCTACATTCGGCGATATCGAAGCCTTCATTACCCTGTCGGCCGAGCAGTACCAGGCGAAGGTAGGTGGCAAGAAGGGCAACGTGTCTTTGGTCAGCTTAGACGGGCGCTACAAGGTCATTCGGGCCATGGCCGACAACATCGCCTTCGACGAGCGCTTGCAGGCGGCTAAGGCGCTGATCGACGAGTGCCTCCATGAATGGACGGAAGGTGCTCGCGCGGAGGTCATCACGCTGATCAACGATGCGTTCCGCGTTGACCAGGCGGGAAACATCCGCACCGGCAGCGTACTCGCTCTGCGCCGCCTGCAGATCGATGACGAACGTTGGCAGCGGGCAATGCAGGCCATCGGCGAGGCTGTCCAGGTCGTGAGCACCAAGGCGTACGTGCGTATTCAGGAGCGGGTCGGGGACACCGACCAGTACCGCTCCATTCCTCTTGATATCGCGGGGGTGTGACATGGCCGAAGAAATCAGCATCGACACCATCATGTCGCAGGCCCAGGTATTCGCCAGTGCTTGGGCGCTGGTCGGGGGCACATTCGACGACGGCCACGCCATCGAGAACGCGGAGGAAGCCAAGGCTGAACTGCGCGAAATGCTGGAAGACTTCTGTTCGAACACTGACCTCCTGCGCGTGGCTGAGCTGCTCACCTCTTGGCACCAGAACGGGATGGGCAAGATTGATCAGGCGCTGAATGCGCCGGATACGGCCGAGGTTCGGATTGGCTCGGTCAGACTCACTGGTTCCCAAGTCATCGGCTTCCGAATCGGCCTACGAGTGGCTCGCCAGTGGCTTGGCGAACTACCGCTATCGCTCACCAAGCAGGAGGTGTGACATGGCCGACACCATCGCTTTCTGCTGGGCCTCTGGCCTGATCCAGTTCGGTGACCAGGTGCCCGAGGGCGCCATCGAGATCGCCCGAGGGGATGACGAGATTGTCCGGGAAGTCATCGAGGTCAACTCACGCCTCGCATACGACTGCAAGTCTCTTCTGGTTCCTGGGGTGCCCGAAGCGGAGACACAAGCCGAGGGAGGGGATGCACTGGAGAACTTCATCCGTCTTCTCGCCAGGTACGACAGCGCGAGCTTCCATGTGCCTCATTTCGAGATGCAGCAGCCCAATCCATTCATCCATTCTGGCAAGGACTACGGTGCAGTGAGTGCTGATGATCGCCTGCGCGCTCTGGACAGCTTCAATCTAGAGCAATGCCGTGCTGCGCTCTCGGTACCCGGTCTGCAGAAGACCGTCGAGAAGAAGCTGCACAGCCGCATTCGACAGCTCAACAAGGAGGCCAGGTGATGGAGCGCTACCACTCAACGGCCGGCGATCCACCTCGGCGTGATGCTGACGTAAAGCGGCAGGAGGCCCAGGAGCTGGACGAACTGGTTCAGCAGTTCCTGGCCGGCGGCGGGCAGATCGAGAAAGTCGGGTACAAGATGCGCGAGCTGCCGGACACTTTCGTCATCAATCCCATGAAGACGCCGGTATACAACGGAGCCCTGGCCGAGAACTCGTCGCTCAAAGCCAAGCCTGCCGCACCGCGCACGCAAGCAAAGACCGAGCCCCAACGCTCACCAGCGCCCGTGCCGGCTTTGCAGCCGGCTCCTGGCGTGAACCCGAAGGTCTGGTTGAGCCGGATGATCGCCGCCCAGGCGCTGCTGGCCGCGCAGACGGCCAGGCTCGCTCGCGAACTGGGCGTCAGCGATGCTGAGCTGCGCCGGCTGGGTCGTCGGCATGGCATGGAGGTGTTCCATGGCACTCGCTAGGGGGCTGCTCAGCAAGATCCACATCGCTCGCCAGCAGCTCGGCCTGCAGGACGATGTCTATCGGCAGAAGCTGCGAGCGATGTTCGGCAAGGGGTCGGCGCGGGATCTGAACCTGCGCCAGGCCGAGCAGTTGCTGACGGAGTTCAAGCGCCTGGGCTGGCAACCACAGCCCAGCAGGCGAGCAGCCGGTAAGCCGCATAACTTCAGTCAGTTGCCCGCCGAGGTCCAGGTCATTGAGGCGCAGTTGGCTGAGATGAGGCTGCCCTGGAGCTACGCCGACAAGATCGCCAAGCAGATGTTCGGCGTGGCCAAGGTCGCATGGCTGAAGAAACCAGATCAGCTCACGGCAATCCTGGCAGCTCTGCACGTCGAGCAGGAGAAACTGTACCTCCTCGCTGAAGTGGATCGGCTTTGCCAGGGACTGGGCATTGAGCATCCAGAACAGGCGGCCGGCTTGGAACAGCTGCCGAAAGGGTGGCGGCGGCAGCGTCCAATCCTCAAGGCCCTGGTGGAAACGCTCCAGGCGGCCGCAGATAGCAAGCGGAGGTAATAATGAAGGAGATCCGTTCGCAGCAGATCCGCCGCCGGAACAACATGCTCAGCGAGCTGGCCGAACTGATCGTCGAAGCGTTCGTGCGCAACGGGATTCCTCGGGAGAAGGCGGTGCCTGAGTCGGAGGAGGTGGCGTTCCAGCTGCATCGGCGCTGGGCCGGTTTGACATTTGTTTTCCCGGTCAAGGATGACCTGGCCCGCAAGCGTCTGGAGTTGCACATCCTGCAGCGCTACGATGGATCGAACGCCGACAAGCTGGTCCAGGAGTTCGGAATTTCAGAAGGGCTGATCTACGAAATCGTCAGGAAACACCGCAGGCAGCGAAAGGATCAGATGACGCTTTTTGACCCGGCCGAATGA